CTCCAAGCTGCAAGCTGCAAGCTGCAAGCTGCAAGCGTCAAGCACCAAGCTGATATAAAAAATCTCTAATAGCATCAAGCCCCAAGCAGAACGGTTCAAGATCCCGGCCGGAAGTTTCAAGCGCCAAGATCCCTGAGCCTGGGTACAAATGAAAACGATTCGTGGATCTTGGACCAAGGGCCTGGACCAAGATAAATGTATTCTTAGGATGCACAAAATGCCATGAAATTTGATGTGGTGAAAATCGGATTTTTCTACCCTTCGTTACTTTCAGTTCGACAGTAAAAAATGTTCCAGAACTATTATATCCCAATAGATCAGGCATGCCAGGAATGGCAAGATTTTCAATCCTATTCCAGATAATTTTAGGTGTTTTGGATTTTAATTTTTTGTATAATTTCTGCTCTGCGCCCACTAATTTTTAGGGGTAACTTTGTCTTTCTCTTTGCCATTAGTTTTAGGCTTTAAAGACACTAACATGGCAATTAAAGTAAAAACTTCAGAGTAAGGTCTTTTAGACAAATACTCTAATAATTGTTTTCTTTGCTCAACTGTTATTTCCATTTTTCCTCCTTAATAATTTTTTATTAACTTATCATCTAATTTTAATTTTTCTTCTTTATGAGTTTTTAGTACAAGTCTTAAACCTGGCTGCCCTATAATTGTATGCTCTTGCACTTCCATTCTTTTAATCTCTTCTAGATAACCACCCTTCTCAATATATATTTTAGCATGACTAATAGCATTGCCTTTAAGCTTGTCAGTAAAACTACCTAAGAATTGTTGCAGATCTTTAACTAACATTACACTCCTGAGTCACGAGAATTTTTTACGCGAACATTAAAATAATCATCTATCTGTTTAGCAAGTCTTTTATTATCTGTTTTTATTTCTTCATTCTCTTGAATCTGTTTACCCATCAGGTCTTGATGGGATTTATTAATTGCTAACAGCTCATTAACACGCTTTCTTAACTCCTTAATAAGCTCATCCTTATCTTCAACTTGTTTGGTTAAATCCAATTCTCCTCGATCATCTTTCATATTGACAATATAGGATAGTTACCTTAAATTGTCAATATGGGAGTTCCAAAAAGATTAACAGAAATGCAAAAAAGATTTGCAGAATACCTGATATTTAACGAAGGTAGAACCACAGGTGCAGATGCAGCAATAGCTGCTGGATACAGTGAGAAAAGAGCTAGAGTAGAAGCGTCAGAATTACAAAACCCTAGGTTGTCTCCATTAGTAGTACAATATATTGGAGCATTACGAGAAGAGAAACTCAAAAAATATGAAGTCACTTACGACAAACATGTCGCAGAACTTGGTAAGATTAGAGAGGCCGCTTTAAATAAAGGTGCCTTTTCAGCTGCGACCAACGCAGAAAAAAACCGTGGCATGGCTGCAGGATTGTACATAGACCGCAAAATAATAAAAACAGGTAAATTAGAGGAAATGTCAGAAGAGCAACTAGAAGCAAAAATGAAAAAAATATTAGAAGACTACGCACCGATTTTAAATGCGAAGCAGGTTGAAGGTGAGGCATTAGAAGTTACTGAATCTTCACAATCTTCTTCACACAAGCCAAAGGAATCATCGTCCGATCCCCAAAAGTTAGAGAGCCATCCTCATCCCGATCATAAGAAGCAAACAACTTAATAGCATATTTATCTTTGTTATATAACCAACCTTCATTAACAGGTGAAGCTAATCTCATTTTATTAAAACCTCTTTCATCAGCCCAACCAGAATCAGATAAGATGTCAATCCACTCCACCCTGACCTTTGAATAAGGGATAACGTCGTTGACGTTTTGGTTTAAGTTTAATTTTCTTTTTGTTCTTCGTGGCATAATAATACTTTGAGTTGTGTTTCTTGTGGAATCTATCCCAAAAATCTGCTTCTGTCATCATACTAATTACCATCGATAATACCACAATTTTGCCACAATTCACTCTTCCGATACATACACAGTTAAAAATATTTTTATTTTCATCTCCGCACCTTTTTTATTTTTACCCCTCGGAAGTATCGGAAGTCAATAAAATCAACGTTTTAGGTATCGGACATGTATCGGAAAAGGTAACTTTGGTATCGGAAAATATGCTCTATGTATCGGAAATTTTGGGCAAAATGACCTACATTTTAGAATTATTCCAGATTGGGACAATTTTCCGATACATAAGGGGTCGGATCCGATACTTCTCCGATACTTCTCCGACACTTCTCCGACACTTCGTGTTGGACACATTTCTGCCACATTTCAGTCTTAATTCATAAATTATGGTAAGGACCCTATTCTAAGAGGTCCGGGATCCGTGGTCCATCAGTGGGTGGGGATGATCACTTTTTCTTCTTCTTATTGACAAGATAATCTCCAAATCTACCCTTCCAGCCATATGATCCATGATGCGTGGTCCATGAGTCAAGATTCGCGTATATTTTAAACCCAGCAGCTTTAGCCCTCTCACAGAACGCTAAATCCTCGCCTTTCCATTCACCAGTATCCAACCTAAAAGTCGTATCCCAGAAGTTATACATATATCGATCTATCGCATCTTCAACAGCTCCAATTTCCTTATTCATCTTGGTCCTTGTAGCCTCATTAAACTTAATCTTTAGCTCTGGATACTTATCCATTAGTCTTTCATAAACCTTTCTACTAATAAGCATTAATCCCGCTGGACCTTCTTCAATTTCAACTAGATCCCATTCTAATATTTTGATATTATCCTTATCTTTAAATTTTACAGAATATCTGTCAATCCAAGGATCTTCCTTATTTCTATAAGGAGTACAGATTATATCTTTCTCAGGCACTAACATTCTCATCACTGCTTCAGGAGAAAATTCAACATCAGCATCAACGAACAACATATAATCAAACCCAGAATCTAGAAAACCACAGGTTAACAAATTCCTACCATGTGTTACAAGGGATGATTTAACCGATTTAAACTTACACTCTATTCCAGAGCCACCTAACGCGCTAAAAGTATCTATTAAAGATACACAGGTCTCGACCTTCATATCGCCATAGCATGGCATGGCAATATATACTTTAGGTTTTGTTTTTTTCATTAAATTCTTCTGGATCCATTTCAACATTAGCCTGTTCCTTCTCATCGAACTTTAGCTCGTGGTACATGTCCAGTCTCTTAAGCCACTTATGCTTCCACGACCTTAATTCTTCATCTTGAAATTTAAACTCCTGAAAATATAAGTCAGGAGTACATATCATTATTATACCCTGTCTAATCGTAGATTGATAGACATAATCGTGCGCCATGCAATACGCTGCAATTTGCAAATAATAATCCTCTATCCATTCTACTTTCTTTGGGCGGTTGGATTGTTTAAAATCAATAATGGTGTCTAAACCATTGTGATTACATACCAGGTCAGTACTGCCAGCATATAACCCAGGATAATACAACATAACCTCACTACCATAGTACTCTTCAACAGATGTGAGACCCACTTCAATAATTTTTTTGGCCATGGGCTTCGCCGCCTGTCCGAGTTCTGTAAGATCATCGTAGCCAATTCCTTGTACATGAGACTCGATGAACTTGTGCATGGCAGTTCCCCGCCTGCTAGATAAATTCTTGATTCGCTCTGCTTCTGTTTCACCGACTTTCGCCTTCCAGTCTTTTAAAAATTGTTGATTTTTTGTTTTGCCTAATATCGTAGTTACACTTGGAAGTCTAGAACCATTGAAGTCATAAATTCGAGTTCCAGATTCTTCATCTGTAATCTGTTTTCCTCGTATATAGTTGTATTTATTAGCTTTTTTTAGGGTCATATAATTTATATTTTAATGTTAATTCTTCTCCTTCTTCAATATCTTCAAGAGTCATAACGCTCCACTTATCATACCCTGGCTTCACTCTAACTTGATGACGTTGACAATTAGGTTCATCAGAATGATTTATAAATCCTCCCAGAGGAGTCCTAATATATTCTCCATCAATTCTATAATGAGAAATACCCAACACTGTTCCCATCACTAATCTTCGAGTAGTAAATAATCCCTGGCCCGAGATCTGTGAGTCAGCAACTATAATTCCTGAAGGGAGTGGATTGTATCTTTTCAATTGATCTAGATCGTGAAATTCTTTTATATCTTCATCTGACATCATATCTTTACTACCTTCATTCCGTAATTATTAATTCCTTCTTTAATCTTTAATCCTTTTTTCTTTTTTAATTTATTATTTTTAAATGGTTTATAATCTACTTTGTGGTGCCAACGATTAAATTTCCAAACAACTTCAGCTACATCTGGATGAAGTCTTGATAACATTTTAGATTTATCCAATGTGCCATTTTTATAAATTTCTTCATTGCCGCCCTTCATAGTTTGTGTGGTAGCTTTTTCTTGTATGAATGCATTGAACTGAATTGTACACCAACCATTTTTTAAAACTCTTAAGGATAAATCTGTATCTTCATTATATTTTGCACGCCAACGATAGGGAATATCATTTCGAATTAATAGACATGAATAGATTCTAGTATTCGTTACAAATGCGGGTAGTTTTGTTTTAGCTTTAGCTAGAAAATCATAATTAAATCCAGCGAGCGCAACGTTTTCATATCTTTCTATAAAATCTTCTGCAGCTTTGAATATAGTTCCTGATGTAACGTGGATATATAGATTTCTATTTATTCTACCAAATGCTTTGATGTTGTCATCTAATAACCAATGACTTGTGGCACCATTTTCTAATGCATGTTCCCAGCAGAAATTTCTAGCTGGACCAGAGCCAGTTCCGTGGTCCGTGGTGCATGAGTCGTAGTCCTCGATGTATTTTTTAGGGAGAATTAAAATTTTATCTTTATCGATGAACCTTGCGTATTGTTCGTATTCATAATCTTCAACCACGATAGAATAAGGCATATTCATCTTCTCTAAAGCTGTGCTAGTGTGTCTACTATCCCATCGTCCTTTGGATATGATGTAAACTGGATGTTTAGGATTCATCAACGTACCGCTTGTCAGCATATCTCCTCTTTTTCCATTCAGGATACCAAAGACTAGGAGCTTTGGTTATCTTTTGACCAATCAATTCAGCAAATTTATCTATGTCCTCTTGATTTCTAAAATGTATGACTATCTTTCTAAAAGAAGATAAGTCTTCCATTTCAAACTCTGGCATATCCTGCCATTCTTTTTTCCATTCTCTTTCTCTTTTATTTCTTAAAGATTGTTCATAACTTTCTTTTAACTCTTCTTGTTCTTTCATGAAAGGATCTTTATCATTTTTCATATTTTTTTATGTTCTAATTTTTCTATATCTTCATATGGAACCCAGCAGAATTTATCTTTTTTACCAAAAAAAGACCTATCATATGTTGCATAAGCTTCTATTTCATACCAAGGTTTATTTGATTTAGAGTAATCTCTTTCTTCTAATTTCTGTTTTAACATATCCCATAGTGCTTGACGATTAACAACTAACCAGGAATATTTTTTTCTTTTGAATGCAATATAATCAGCCTTACCTTGCACCCACCCAGGATAACCTGTAACACCTACGTATTCAACACAGGCCATTTCGTCTTGAGGTTCAGGATCTTTACGTTTAAATTTTTTTAAGTCTTTCACGTCAAACTTCAGAAGTTTACCGTTAAGAGTTCCCTGTACGTCCCAATGTTCTCTAAAATTTTGATTTTTATCCGCTTGAATAGGGTTTTCCAGATTCTTGGCAAACTCTTCTTCTATTTTTTTAGCTGCCTCTCTAAAAGATTTCCATTTATCGTTCATTATTTTTTTCCTTTCATAATTCTATATTCATCAAGACTTACAACATTATTTTTATTTAAAGCTTCTTTAGAATAGTGTGCAATAATCTTTTGAATCTTGGGTAGTTTGGTATGCGACCATGGCCAAATTAAGAGACACACATAATAAGCATCTCTAAACGTGCAACGCCATCTGTATTGCATTAAATACTTTGTACCATTTTTTCTAAGTCCTTTTCTAGGTTTGTTGGTTAATGTGCCACAACCTAAGACTTCGTGTAGCCATAACAGTACAGATCTATCCGTCATAGATATTTCCATACTGATACGCATAGAATTAGATATTCTATATCCTTCTCCTTTATGTTTCTTTTTCTTTTCAGGTCTTCTGGTAAAATTTATACTGCCTTCTCCATCAAACAGTCCAGCAATATATGCTTTATCTGTATCACTTATCATTTTTTACTGCCTCTCTTATTACAGTTGTCCAGGGATTTAGGTTAAAGTCTTTAGTGCAAGAGCTTGTTAGCAGTACGAGTATCGTTATCAACAACATCATATTGAGATACTTCGGGTTTATAAACATAAAACTCTCCTTCCGAATCGCAGTCCCAACATTGATGAATCATTTCATCAGAGTCAAAACTTGTAACTTTAACAAATCCATTACCTTTACAGGTAGGACATATTAGTTTTTTTACTTTATATTTTTTTAATTTTACCATTTAACTTCTTCGCTTTCTCATTTGCAAGTGATTCGATTGTTTTGCTAATAGATAATTTTGCATCTGGCAATAAAACCTTCGACAAAGCAATTAAAACCTTGTATGTTTCGTGAGTTAGAGAAACATTACGGTATTTTGTTATATCAGTCATAGTCCCTTTCATTTATTTATTATGACTATATAGGATTTCTTTGGGGGGAAGTCAATGGAAAAATTTATTATTTTTATGTGGTTATGCACCGCAACAGCTACAGTTGATTGTCAGCAGATTAAAGTGGATAGAGTGAAGTTTAATGATCAGTATGATTGCACTGTATATGGTTATACACATTCTACAAAATTATTAAGAGAATTTGGTAGAAAAGAAGTCAATAAATTAAATTTATATACTAAATTCTTATGTATTCCAGAGTCTGCAGGACCTAAAACTGAAACTTAATTGACAATGTGGCAGAATTGTGGTAGGGGGAGTTTCTTACCTTTAATACCTATCCTATCCTTCTCTCTTTAGGATAGGTCCGTGATCCGTGATTAGTTTTCCATTTATATGATCCATTTCATGTTGCACCACTCTACACGGTAAATAATAAAATGTTTTATGTTGAGATTTACCGTGACGACATTTCCATTCTAAATTAATAGAAATAGATCTACTTACTTTAACTTCTTCACCAGGGCATGATAAACACCCTTCAATATCATTCATCTTTATGTTATTTTTAGATTTTACAATTGGGTTAATAAATACTTGAGGATTGTCTTTTTCATTAGATGTGTCCATTACAAACATTCGTCTATCGTAGCCTATTTGATTAGCAGCTAGTCCAATACCATTAGCTTGGTACATAACCTTAATCATATTATCTAAGATAATATTGTTTTCTTCACTTAGTGGAAATTCTATTTCTTCCGTAGGTCGTTTTAAAATTGCTCCAGCATACTCTTGATGACTTAATATTTTTATTTTCATTTACACATACATCCGATCCAGTTTCCACTGCCATCGTTCATAATATGTAAGTTCAGAGTATTTACATACCCTGTTAATTTTAATCTTAATATCTCACACAACTCAAAACAATCTGTCTCAGCTGTTATTACGATTCCTTCCATTATTTCTTTTGTTACTGGAATCAGTTGATACAGTCCGTCGTTCCAGATTATTAGATCCATTATTTCTTTTCTTTAGAATCGTATCTTCTTTTGCCCCATGATACTACTTTATTAAACCCTGCTGTTTGTATCTCTAATTTAGCATAGGGTCTCCATTGATCTTTTATCATATTTAACTCAATAAGTAATACAGACCATTGTTTAGGACTTATGTTCTTACTCGTTATTGTTAGCTTTTTCATATTTACTTTCTTTTGGGCAGTTATTATTAAGGCTCATACCCAGGAGCCTTAAATACTATATAGGATATCAGAGGACACTTGTCAATGTCTTTTTTTACCTTTTCTTCTTTTCTTTTGCTGTCTTTTTTCGCTTTTATTTAAGCATTTTTTATGGCGTCCAGGTCTTTTTCTAGGTTTATCTCTTTTATAGGTATTGACACCCCACTTTGGTGCTTTAGCCATTTGGCGCTTCGAATCTTATTTTTTCAGGATTACTTACATGTGGAATATATGAAATTTTACCATTAATGTGTTGTTTTAAATCTGATCCACAAGTAATACATCTAAAATAATCTTTTGCAACTGACACTAGAAGTGTATCACAGGTACAAGTGGGACATTTTCCATTAACTATTTCAGTTTTTATATTAATATCTCCAAACATTAGTTACAATTCATTTTATCAAGGTCAGCTGGTTTATCTTTATAAAACCAGAACCAAGATGAAATCTTTGTTCCTTCTTGTGTATATGTACATTTTTGCCCGACCGAGCAGGCGCTTAACGCGAATAATAATGCTATTACTAGATACAGCTTTTTCATATTAGTTTGATAGTGGATTTGACGTAGATACTTTAATTTCTTCTATTTGAACTTTTAGTAATTCGATTTCTTTAGCATTGACTAAAGATTTAGTTTTGTATTGTGCTAATCCATCTTCTAGACTTGAGAGGTCAACACCTTCTACATTTTCTAATGCTGCTACTTTTTCTTCAAGAACAGCAATGGATGTTTCTATTGATGTAGTATTAACTACTACTTGTTCTCTAGCTTCTATTGCATCTAGTTTAGTCGTAATTTCACCATACTTAACGAAGCCACCACCTATTGCAACAATGGCTGCAATCAAAGCTGCTATTCCTGCGAGTTGATCTTTTAGATTAAATTTTTTATCAGCCATTATACTGGTGTACCTTTCTTTTTATTGGTGTACTTTTGACCCCACGCTCTATTTAAAAAATTTGTAGCTGCAGATAATCTTCCCCTTTTAGTTGAATGAGGTTTTTTTTCACCTCCTCCACTAGCCCAAAGTCCTAATCCTTCAGTAGGACCAGCGTTAACTTCTTCTTCAAAAGTTTTTATACGTGCTTTTGACTTTTGGCTTACTCCTGGTGTTTGCTGTCGGCTTTTCCCTGTGGGAGAATCGTATAATACTTTTCCTCTTCCTCTTAATGATCTATCACCCATTTTTTAATATCTCCAATTCCATTAAAAGCCTTTGCTTCTTGATATTTATTTCTTGAAGTTTTCTAGCTTTGATTTCAATCTTATCATTTTGAACATAACTTGCAAGACTTGTATTTGGGTATATTTGCCTAAAATCAAAAATATTTAATTGGTCTAAATATATATCTTTTGGCCTATAAAATACTGCATTTTGATACATGTCCAAAGATGCCTGCTCACTTGTCATAGCATCCATTTTTATGATATTCTTAACAGCTAAATTTTTAGCTATGTCTTTAATATCCTTGTCAACCTTATCCATTATTCTATCAAGATTTTTGACAATAGCTTTTTTCTGTTGTATCTTTTTTTGTTTGGTAAGCTTCTTAGTCTGAACAGCGGACTTCTTAGGAGTCTCGCTATCAGATTTCTCTTCTTTAATTTCTTCTTCTTCATTATTTGCTTCTACCATTTCAGTAGGCTCTTCTTCAATAGCTTCTTCTTCAGCCATTTCAGTAGGTTCTTCTTCTATTACTTCTTCTTCGGCCATTTCTGTAGATTCCTCTTCTATTACTTCTTCCTCTTCAGTCATCACAGGTTCTTCTTCAATTATTTCTTCTTCGAACGTTTCTCCTGTCTCGGTTGATTCCATGAAAAAGGGTCCATCTGATTCGACGAACGATTCCTCAGATGAAAATTCCTCTTCTTCAGAAACCATCGGTAAGAATGTTGCAATGATTTCGTTTGTTTCTTCATAAATTTCCTCCATTTCTGTGTCTGCAAATTCAAACATTGGCCCATCTTCAAATGTCATACCCTCATCTTCTATAAAAACCTCTTCCTCCATAAAGAATTCTTCTGTAAATGTAAATTCTTCCATTTCCATCTCAAACTGGGGTTCTTCATTGAAAGTAAAAGTTTCTTCTTCAAATGTAAATTCCTCTATATCTTCAAAGACTTCTTCTTGTAAATCTTCAAAAATCTCATTTATTTCATCTTGAATAGATTGATCTATAGGTTCTGATTCATATGTAACTGTAAGAGAAGGTTGTTTTAAGTCCACTGAATAGTGACTTGTTGAATTAGATGTATCTGTAAAATCATATCTTACATTAATATCAAAGTCTGTTTGAGTACTTCTAGATATAGATAAAGTGTCCGATCCAGATTGATAACTACCACAGTTAATATAACCGCAACCAGTGGAATTATATGTTCTAATTTGTGTTGTTGCTTCACCATCAGCTCCAGTTATTGTTACCGTTGATTTAACTGTGGAATTATAATTATTCCAATGCCAATATTTAAAAGAATGGTTTGATGTAAAACCGTCTTGTAATTGTACTTCTGTTAAATTTGCGTCGTCTTTTAAACTTACATCGTCAGATTTAATGTATGTATTATTAACAGCAGCAACAGTACCATTACCATGCCGTAGAGTAGCCGTACCAGACCAGCTTGTTGAAAAATCTTGGCTAAGTAGATTACTTGTTGTTGTTTCTTCTGCTGAAGTTGTAAGGGTTAACATCGTCAGCAAACTTATTAATACGATAAATCGCATATCCCGCTCCTATTATTATTGTTAACCAAATCATTTTTTTCTTCCCATATAATGTTCTGAGGGTTCATAATCCCATTTTTTACCGTGATGTCCACGAATATCTGCCCACCACATTCTTAATCTAACTATCCATTTTCGAACTGGTCTAGGCATTATTTAGGCGATTCCCAAGTTACTGGTTTTTTCTTAGGTGTAATAACCTTTTCTTTTTCTAATTCTTTTTCTAATTTTTCAAATTCTTTAGTCATTTTAGCTTCTTCTTTAAGTCTTTTCTTTTCTTCTAAAGCTTTTTTCTTAGCTATTTCTTTTTCTTTTTTCTCTCGCTCCTTCATACGTTTTACATATATGTCATAATCAGGTCTTTCATGATCATATTTAGACCATAATGCTTTAGCTTCTTTACCTATTTTACCATCAATTGGACAAGGTGTTCCTGCTTGTATCATTGACTCAAACACTCTTTCGTCTTGACAAAGAATAGCAACAGCCGCAACTTTCATACCAAAGTCATTTAAAATTCTTGCTAGTTTTAATCTTTCACAATTTTTATCAATTACATGTTTTCCACCACTAACTCCAATTCCAAATGTTTGTATCCCTGCAGAAATTCCTACGGCACAAACATCTTGTGTCATAGCATTGTAAGATGGAGCAGATGCTGATGGTGGGGAAGACCTTATATCTGAATTTGTAGTATTGTTAGTTGTTGATGTAGACTCAGAACCTGATTCATATGTAGTTGTAGCAGTTGAAGTATATCCACCTTCGATCGCAGTATTAGAGCCACTAACATTTGTTTGCGTAGAGTCTGCTTGAGCTGGTCCGCATAAAGTTAATAAACATATTAATGTAATTAATATACCTGTAAAATAGTAGTTCATACTACCCCCTATTGACACGATTCACATTCTCCTGTGTCGTCTATTACAAGACCACCATTGTTTTCATAAGACATATCATTGGCCCATTCCTTGCGAGTCTTATATGTTCTTTTCTTCCCACATTTACAATTTTCACACGCGCATGCTCCACCTTTATCTAAATTATCTTCAGGTAAATGCATTGCACTATCACAGTGACAATCACAATAACAATTTGTGCACTTAGCCATTTGCAGCCTCTCTGCAAGAAGGACATGTTTTTTTATAAGTATCTGGATGTTTTTCGCAAATTTTATTTATTTTTGCTTCTTCTTTTGGTTTAAAAGTACTTACTTTTTTCTTTGCTTTAAACAAATTTTTAATCCAATCTATAATTTTTTTAATCATTTTTCTTTTCCTCAATTTTGTAGAAGAATCTATCAGTGTCTTCAGTCTTCCATTTACGAGTGTCTTCTACGTTCCACTCGGAGGTTTGCACTTTCCAGTCAGGTACTTCATCCTTAACCGTGAATGAAGGTATATCCCAAAGGATACGATTGTTAGGTTGTGCTGCATAATTTCCATCCTCTAGGGCGAGAATGTGTGCGCACTTATGTTCGTGCGGTATTTCAGAATGATCTGTGTCTACTATATTACTCTCTGGGTGAGCCCAGTCAACAGTAAATAAGTATGCTCCAGGATGGAGTTTCTTATCTTTTCCAAAATATTTACCTGATTGTCCGTCTAGGATATCAAAAGAAGTGACAGCAGGATAGTAACTAAAACAATTCCAAAGCTCCAGCTCGTCAAGTCGCATCCTAGGAATTTCTTTCGGGTCAAAACCCCTTTGAACGAAGGCACTAATAGGTAGACGATAGAATACTGCACCGTTTTCCATAATAGCATGAAATAATATAGGACGCCCTGTAATCGATGCCAGGCCAAAAATAATGCAGTCTTCAACTTCTCCATGATGTTCTTTAAGATCATAGAGGTATTCTCTCCTGATCTGTGCATAGATCACAGGAATGTTTGCATTTAAATAGGCCATCGGTCATATAGTTCCTAGTTTACTAAAAAATATATGGCAATGATTACTACCACAACAGCGGCAGATATCTTTGGATTAGCTTTTGCTAATGCCCATACTTGTTTTACTTTTTCCATAGTTTCCTCCATTTTTTATTTTATTATACCCCAATTTTTACCTTTTTTATAGTTAACTTTATTAGGTATTTCAAGGGGGATAGCAGTCTCCATTATTTCTTTTACCAGTGTAGCTTTTTCTTCATTCTCAATAGAAATACATAACTCATCATGTATTTGTATTCGAGGCACAATACCTTTTTTGTATAGCTCAACCATTGCTTTTTTTGTCATATCGGCAGCCGATCCTTGTATTAATTTATTCAAAGCTTTGTACGTAAAAGCAGGTCTATAATATTCTTCAAAGTATTCACAATTAGGATCGTTTTCGGCTAGTCTTCTAGACCTATTTGCTAAGTAATGGTCCTTAGCTTTCTTTAAGTCCATAATTGGAACAGGGTTTTTTACAATTTGTTTTCTACCATTAATCTCTTCATACTCACTGTAAACAAACACCCCTTTTTCTGCATCCCATTCTTTATCTACAGGTTCCCATTTATTAAATCTACAGAATCTATCTTCCAATGTAAAAACATTTTTGTTTCTTTCTGCAAATCTTTGTAGACCGTTAGATAATTCCCTTACAAAGGGTACTTTTCTGTGATACTGTTCAAATAATTCTCTTGATTCTTCTGGTTCTAGTTCTAGTGACCTTGCTAGTTTACCTTTACCCATACCATAAAATAATCCTAAGTTAATTGTCTTTGCTTGTTTCCTAGTTATTTTAGCCATTTTTGCTACTATAGCGTGGAAGTCTGTTGTGGGATCTTTTTGATATTGCTTCGCTAAATCTTTAGCTCCTCTCATTCCATTTTTTAAAGCATAGTGAACAACTAGTCTCGGCTCCTGTTGCGAGTAATCGAATGAAGCCCACTCTTCTCTTTCTTCAGGCAAAAATAAAGATCTAATTATATTTCCATATTTTCCTTTGCCTGGAATCTGTTGTAGGTTTGGATTTCTCATTGAGAATCTTCCAGTTACTGTTCCACCTCTTTCTGATCTAATTTGATTTATTTCGGCGTGAATTCTACCCTTGTGTACAAACTTTAAAATACCGTCCACAAAAACGTTGATTAGTTTATCATACTGTCGTGCTCTTGCAATTAATTTTAAATAAATATTTGAGTGGGATTCCAGGTAGTTTTTCGATAGACTAGCTCTCCCAGATTTAGGAGTTTTTTTAAAATCCGTGATACCTTGTTGGTCTAATAATTTTTGTATGGAACTCGCTGCCCATATTTCTATTGCAATTCCTGTTCTTTTTTTTATACCTTTTATAATATTGTTTTTTCTTTTATTTAAATCCATACCTAAAGTTTTAGCCTTTTCAGTATCTACTCTAACTCCGTTAAATCTCATATCAACGAGACATGGAAATAGACTTGTCTCTAAATTAAATATATTTTCCAGAGTTTTTTTGTTCTTACTGTCTGTTTCTATTGGAGTCTTTATAATTTTTTCAAAAATATTCCAAAGCCTTAACGTTAAACTAACGTCTTGTTCCGCATAGTCTTTAACTAAAGAGTAAGGTAGTCTATGCATATTTGACATGGGATCTGATACCCCATGATCTTCTAAAGCCTTTTCTGCTAAATCATACTTGTACTTAGAATCGTCTAGATAATCTTTTGCTAATGAATCTAGACTGTACTTTTGTCTGTTCTCATCTATCACGGACGCTGCTATCATTGTATCGACGATAGGTCCTTGAACCATGAGTTTTGATTCTTGTCTAATCCAACACACATCATACATTGCATTGTGAAATACTTTAGTTACATTTTTATTTTGAAATATCTTTTTGTTTAAAACTTTCCATACTAGATTAGGTGCTAGATTTGATACTGTATCGCTATGTCGTATGGGAAAGTAAAATTTTTTATCATTATAAGCTAGGGCTATTCCAACTACTTTGCCTTTATTTATAATGGATCCTGATCCGTGTTTCTTCAATTCTGGATCATATGTTTCTAAGTCAACAGCAACAACATCACCATCTTTTATTATCACATCGGGTAACTCTGGTATCATTTATAATCTCTTTCAATTATCATATCTATAAAATGTTTTGCTTTTTCTAAGTCTTGCTTTCCACCTTTGTAAGGATGCCTACAGATATACTTAATAACATTTCCTTCAGGAAATGCCAATTTATTTTCAATCACGAATCTACTCGGTTGAATCTTCATTTTCTTGTAATGAGTTCCACCAATTTGAATATCGTACGGGTTTACAGTGTCATTCCGTTTCTGCTTTTTATTATCCATAATGTTTTCCTTGCTCTTGAACATGCAACGAACTTTATCCTCCTTTTTGTAAAGTTCGTCTCTTCTCTTTGTATAGTTAAATCTACAATAGCATTATCAAATTCCTTTCCTTTTATTGTGTGTATATTTTCTAAAAATATTTTAGGGTTTCTTACTGAATCTCCATCTGGGTCAGATCTTATAACAGCTCTAATAAAATTTTTCATTTCAATTGTTAATATTCTATTAATATTTTGAAAATCATCGGAGTTTTTGACAATTGGGTCTAAAAATTGGTTTTTAATTAACC